AAAACCCCCCCCGGCAGTTGGTGTTTGCGGTTGTGAACCTGGAGAATGTAATCACTCTGCATCGGTTGAACCCGAGACTCCTGCATGTGGGCCCGGAGAAAAAGAGATTAAGGAATAGTCAGGCCATTAATTAAAATTTTCCCATGCCAACTTTGAAACAAAAGAAAACTTTCAAATTCACGTTGGAAAATGGTGGCAGAGTGAGCAAGGCAATGAAGAAAGCCGGATACTCTGATGCCATGGCTAGAAATCCTCAAAAGCTGACTGAGGCAAATGGCTGGAAGGAATTAATGCAGGCTTATCTTCCTGATGAGTCTTTAGCCAGGAAACATCAAGAGCTCTTAAACAACAGGGCAATCGATCATATGGTCTTTCCCGTTGCGATGACAGACGGGGAAATCACTGACATGGTTGAATCCATCGGGTGCAGAGTAAAGAAGATCAAGCATGGCAAAACCGTGAATCATGTCTGGTTCTTTACCATTGACGCCCAGTCCGCGGGAAAGGCGCTGGACATGGCTTACAAGCTTAAAGGACTGTATGCCGCTGAGAAGACGGCTAACGTGAATCTGAATCTTAACGCCGATATTCAGCTTGATCCAAAGGCTTACGAGCTTAGGGATAGATACGAGAAGGAATTATTCGACCAACTGAATGATTAAATACGATCCTGAAACCGAAGAAGGTAAAATCACTAAAGCTCACGAATGAAGTTAGAAGATATTTCAATCCACGCTTTCATTCTAAAGCATGGAATAAAAAATGAGAAAGGTGATCCGATTGAATTTAAAAATCATCCTTTTCAGTTCCACATATATAGTGATGAAAGTAAATTTTTGGCTGTGCTAAAAGCGGCACAGGTTGGGTTAAGTACTTGTGAGATTATCAAGCAATTTTATCTATGTGCAAAGCGTAAGCTAGACATGATCTATTGCGTTGATCTTGATACAGAGGTTTTATCCGAAAGAGGATTTTTACGTGGGGACCAGTTGAAGGAGGGTGAGAAGATTCTGACACTCGGCCTTGATGGGATCACACGTTGGAGTGAAGTTGAGGAGATATTTTTAAAGGAGGTTGAAACAGAAATGTATCGCCACAAAACAAGAAATTTTGATGCCTTCACAACTTCTAATCATCGTTGGCTGACTAAGGGGCCAGGTGATGGGTTTAATTTCACTGAATCCAGTGAACTTCATAAAAGTCACAGGTATATCCCAAAGACCATTTCAAATAATCCAACTATAAAAAGCAACTACTCAGATGAATATGTGAAATTGTTGGCATGGGTTTTTGCTGAGGGAAATTATTGCAAACAAACAAAGGGATCGGGTAAAAAAAGCTATTCAATAATCATCACACAGTCCGAGAGAGTAAAAAAGATCAGGGGGGATTATCCTTTGAAGATTCCTACAGCACAATTCGCAAAGAGTCTGACTAAAAGACAGTGTCAGATTTTTATAGAGGAATTTGTTAAGGCTGATGGATGGGTGGATGGATCAGGGACAATGGCAATCTCACAAAAAAACCCTAATTGTATTGATATCCTTACAATGATCGCAGTTCTTGGAGGCTATGCCCCCAGTGTCCTTCCACCCGGTAAAAACTGTGTTTATACTTTGCGGATGACTCAATTTAAATCAGTCTATACTTCAGAGTTGAAATCGATTGTTTCAAGAGAGAGGTTAAAGGTGTGGTGCCCAAGAACTAAAGAGGGAACTTTTTATGCACGGAGGGGCGGGCGATGTTATTGGACAGGCAACACATTACCGACTGACACGGATGTCAGAGACTTCGTAGGTGGGAAGGTGAATAGAATAATCAATCAAAATCAAATCTTTCAACAGCTCACCAGTGATAAAGATTCTATCGAAATGAAGCGTATAGGGGACAGTACTATTTACTATCGCGGAACTTATACCGCAAGGAAGGCAATCATGGTCACTGCCGATTTACTGGTTCATGATGAAATAGACAGCTCAGATCAAAAAGTGGTTGAAGAATATCAAGCCCGTCTTCAGCATTCCAAGTATAAAGGCAGGCATGTGTTCAGCCACCCGTCCGTGCCGGGCCATGGCGTAGACAAATACTGGCAACAATCGGATCAGAAGCATTGGTTTGTAAAATGCCCTCATTGTAAGAAAGAACACTTCATGGACTGGCCCGGATCGGTGGACATGAAAGCTAAAGTCTTTGTCTGTAAGTACTGTCACGGTGCGCTTTCAGACCGTGACAGAAAGAAAGGCCGATGGGTTGCCAAATACAGGAATCGTAAATATTCGGGTTACTGGGTACCTCAGCTCATATGTCCCTGGGTAACAGCCGGGGAGATTGTGGACAGATTCAACGACCGTTCAACAACGATTGAGTTCTTCTGGAATAAAGTTCTGGGACTACCGTACGAAGGGGAGGGGAACATCGTCACGCCCGATATGATTCTCAGGAACATCACTGACAAAGTAAACAAACAGGAAAGAGTGATCATCGGGGCCGACTCCGGTCTGATCAAACACTATGTGATCGGGAACTCGGAGGGTCTGTTTTATTACGGAAAAACCGAAAGATGGGAAGATATCGAAAAACTTATGCTCAGGCTTAATGCCGTGCTCGTGCTGGACGCTCTGCCCGATCTTACCGCTCCGAGAATGTTACAGGCCAAATATCCGGGGAAAGTCTATCTGATGAGTTACGGTGCGGATCGTAAAACACAGCAATTAATAAGATGGGGTAAGAACAAAGAAAAAGGCTCGGTGCTTGTGGACAGAAACAGAATGATCCAGCTTGTGATCGATGAGTTCAAAAACAGACTATGTGCTATCCAGGGCAGACCCGCGGACTGGGCGGACTATATTGAGCACTTTCAGAATATTTACCGGATCAAGGAAATGGACAAACATGACAGGCCTGTGTTTACATGGGCTAAAAAGAACACCGAGGACCATTGGTGTTTCGATGGCGAGACACTCATAAAAACCCGGGATGAAGGAGATATTAAAATAAAAAATATCAGAAATGGGATGTATGTGCATACATCTGATAGCTGTTATGAAGTTCAAAAGGCATGGAAAACCAAAGAAAATGCAATAGTCTATAATGCTTATTTTTCAGACGGTAGCAGATTAATTCTTACAAAAAACCATAAAATCAAAACATATAAAGGGGATATTGCTATTAACTCTATTGTGAACAATGACAAAATAAAGACATGGAAACAATTATTTTTAAAGGCATCAAATTTAAGCGATACCCAAATTCAGATAAAAGGACTGAAAGAGCTTATTATGCTCCATCGGGATCATAAATCAAAAAGGGGGTTCGCAGATTACATCAGGAAATATGGAAAGATAAACATGGTGAGATTCCAAAGGGTTTTTGTGTACATCATAAAGACGATGATCCTCTCAATAATGCGATTAATAATCTGGAACTTATCAAGCGCAGTAAACATCAAAGCCTTCATAGCAAAAAGAAATTTGAAGACAAAGAATATTACAAAAGACAATGCGAACATCTTAAAAAAATCAGACCGAAGTCTCATGAATGGAGAAAAACCAAGGATGGAAAAGAATGGCACAGAATACATGCTTTTAATTCGTTGGTATTGGATAAACCAAAAAAGTTTAGATGTGTTGAGTGCGATACTCCATCAACTACAAGGAGCAGACAAGGTGGGAAATTCTGTACAGGAAGATGTAAGTCTCGTTGGCATACACGAGAACGCAGAAAGAAAGGACGTTTATAATCTTACTGTAAAAGAGAAACATGAGTTTTTCGCAAATGGCATTCTAGTCAGCAACTGCCATGCGACCGTGGGATGGAGGGTGGGGATGGACGGGTTCGGGATGGCTGAGGGCGGAACAGCCACGGGTGAGAAGATTCCGATTACCGCTCAAAAGGGGGTAGAGATCGACATCGAAGGACAGGCGCCCATGCCTGAGCTTAAAGAGTTATTCGATTATCCGGAAAATAAGATTGATGACTGGAGACATATCGGGTAAAGTATATCGGACTTAGAAGCCGGGAAAGGAATTCCGAAGGGGGCTCTTTGTTTTACTTTTATTCTGAAGTATGCTATTCAGTGTATACTAAAGCAAAAAACATGGGACTTTGGGATGGATTCTTATCACTGGGTGCCAAGGTTAACAAAGTCGATGGTGACGATGTCCGGATTTCGGACGGTGATATCGGTGACAGATTCCCCGCTCTTAAGATTGAAAAATCGGACAAAGAACTCCTGAAAATAGCGAAGGCATGGCAAAAGGCATGGGAGGGATACAAAGGCAAAATCACCAAAAGACAGGAGAAAAACAAGAACTACTGGCTGGGAAAACATTTCGAGGAAGCCGTGGCGGAGAAGCGGAACGCGATTGTCGATAATCGTATTTTTACCGATGTCGAAACACTGATCCCTATTGTTGCCGGCCAGAATCCCGAACCGCTTGTGTTAGCGGATAATTCTGAGAGCGGTGACGATCTGGCCGGCAAAGTGGCAAAACATCTTGCCTACCAGGCAGATACCCAAAAGCTGAAACTGATAATCCAGCAAAGTACCCGTAACTGGATGCTTGATCTTATAGGCGTGGTTAAATACGGATGGGATATCGTGGAAGACGACATTGAAACCAAAATATTAAGTGTCAGGAAACTAATTCTTGATCCTGACGCCACAATCGGGGTAAGAGGATACACAGGCGGTTATGTGGGTGAGTTCAAAAAAGAACGTGCCGATAAGGTAATCAGGGGTTTCCCGAATATGGAAAAGGTAATTACTGAAAAAGTGGGGGGTGAAATGTGGACGGAGATTGAGTTTATTGAATGGTGGACGGCTGATGTCCTGTTCTGGACTTTCCGCGAAGAAGTGATGGGGAAGATCAAAAATCCGCATTGGAATTACGATGAAGATCAATCAGTTCCTGATTTCGACGAGGCAGGTTTTCAAAAGCTGGATTCCGGGGGAGAGCCGCAAGATAAGATCATCACGACCCCCGGTAAAAATCACTTCAAGACCCGCAGGATGCCTTATACATTCCTGGCAGGTCTTTTTAACACAGGCGAACATCCTCACGATGATACGAGTCTGATTGAACAGGTAATCCCGCAGCAGGACCTTATTAATAAACGTCAGCGTCAATTAGACAAGAACGCGGACCAGACAAACGGAGGCTTGGTTCTGGATTCCAACGTATTCACCAAAGAACAGGGCGCTCAGGCCGCTAACGCTCTAAGAACCGGCGGGGCCATCCTTGCACCTGGCGGTGTCGCGGCAGTCAAACGGGAAACCGGAACACCATTGCCTTCGTTCATTACCCAGACCTTGCAGGATTACAGGGCGGAGATAGACAATATAATGGGGATTCACGCTACTACCAAGGGCGAGGCCCCGCAGACCAAGACTCTCGGCGGTCAGATACTGCTCGAACAGGCTGATAAAACAAGGGCCAGCTCGATTACCGTATGGGTCGAGCAGTTTGCGGATGAGATTTTTAACTGGTGGACTCAGTTAATGTACGTTTATTACGATGTGACGCACACCGCCGCCATACTGGGTGAGGAAAAGAAAGAGGAGTTTATTGCGCTTATAAACGATGACATGATCGGCAAATTGCTGGTCAGCGTCAAAGAGGGGTCTATGATCCCGAAGGATCCTCTTACAAAAAGAGGCGAAGCAATTGACTTATGGAAAGCCGGTGCGCTTGATCCTCTGAGTCTGTTTGTGGCACTCGACCATCCTGACCCGAAAGCCGCTGCCGAGAGGCTTTTTCAGCACAAAAAGCTTGAGGCTTCCGGATATGCCGCCACCGGGATAACCGGTGAAGGCGGTGAGGTATCGATGGCCGATGGAGTAACCCCGCCCCCCGTAGCCATTTGACCAAAATCAAAAACTGTGCTACCTATTAAGCAGATCATTTAAAATTATTTTCCCGGCTTACAGATATTTTCCTCAGGAGTATCTAATCAAAGTTTCGGGAAAAGGCGGCGATTAGACACTCCTAAGAAGAATATCTCAGGAGTTATTTCGTAATAAAACACCATGGAAAAGATTATGTTCAAAGTCTTTATGTGGATAGGAAAAAAATTATTTACCCACAAATCCATTTGGCCCGGAGGTAGTGTTCTTGTGTTTCACAACTTAGAGAAGTGGTCACATAAATACGGTTTGTCAAAGTGGCAGATGGGAATCAAAACACCGAAGCGATTATTTTCTAATTAATTACTATGCAGGATATAGACACACCAGTCGATTCATACGAAAAGCAACAGAGAGCCATCCGCGATACTTTAAAGAAGGCCGCGGCAGATTCAGACAGTGAGATTCTTAAAAAAGTGGCCAAGGACAAAGAGGACCAACCTGAGATGCGCAAAAAAATGGCTTTGCTGTCTATGCTCTACCATGAAATGCGGGAAATGATCGAGGGCGGAGATATGAAATTTGCTGACGCAATCGATGACTTTCAGAAGGCGGCCAAAGCAATTGATTAAACGTACTATTTATCCCGAATTACGATCTGATTCAGAAAATGGAAAGACGTTATGTAAACCTTGTCATATAGATACCCCCAATCGGGGATTCAAAAATCGCACGCATACACGCAAGCATCGTGCACTTGCATAAGAACCTTGCGCTCGGAGCAAGTAAAAAACCCTGTGTAAACTTCATGCTTGAAGAAGAAAAGGTGGAAACACCTGTAACCCCGGAGGTTACACCCGAGGCTCCGGCCACGGATAACGTAGATACGTTCCTTGAGGACATATCGGAGGACAAAAAAACGGTCTTCGATGACCCTGCATTTGACCCTCCCGCCCCGTTAGCGGAAAAAGAAAAGGTTGAAAAACCTGCGGAGGAAAAACCCGAAGACTTACCTTTTCACAAGCACCCCCGCTTTAAGCAACTTACAGACGAAAACAAGGATCTTAAAGAGAGGTTTGCGACATTGGAGGGCCGGCTGGAAGAAAAAGCCAGCCACGGCAGGCCAATTACCGACGCCGATGTGCCTCGGTGGCTCAAAACCCTTATGGGTGATGATCCCGCCTTATACGCACAATTCAACGAATATCAGGAGAGTCTGATTACAAATGTAGTTCAAAAAGTACAGGAGGGACAGACATCTCAGAGCCAAGCGGCCAAAGAAGAACAGGCCAAATGGCAGAAATGGGTGAACGATGAATTTGATGCTTTAAAGGCTGAAGGCCACACATTCAATCAGGAGGAAGTTTCCAGGATAGCCCTGGAAATCGATCCCCGGGATGAAGAAGGAAATATCAGCATCAGAAAATCGCTGCAAATCTGGCAGGAAAGGCAGGAGCTTGTAAAGCTCAAAGGTAAAAACCCGGCCACGGTGCAAGCGAAGAAAGAAATTGCCGCCAAAACCCTGAGCGGAGGCGGCACTGCGCCGGAAGCCAAAAAAGTTCTAACTGCCGCGGACTTAAAAGGCAAATCAATGTTCGACATGGCGCACAGCTAATTTATAATCTAATTTCAATACTATGACATTTGGAACTCGTGTGACCACAGTCACACAGGACAAATTGTTGCCGAAAGTTGCGGACTCCGTGCTTAACAGCAACGTACTGGCCACAATTATTCTCAGAAATCCCAAGAAATGGACAGGTGAAAACCTGAAAGCACCGGTTAAAATATCAAAAAATACCAATAGCGGTTCTTTTGACGGTTTTGACACCTTCGCAACAACTGCCAGTGACACCCGAAAAAACCTGCAATATGATCCGCGTTTTTTTCGTCAGACTATTTCCCTTCCTCTCACTGAAATTTCCGTCAACCTGACAGCCGAAAAGGTCATTGACCTTATCGCCGTGGAAATGGAAAGCTCCGCCGAAGATATGGCGGACAGTGTAGGTTCTTTGTTTTACGGTGACGGTACCGGAAACAGCAATAAAGACTTTCTGGGGCTTGGAGCTCTGGTTGACGATGGTACCAATGTGGCTACTATCGGAGGTCTTTCGAGGGCAACTTATACAACCCTTAAAAGCACTTTGACTGCTTCAGGCGGTACTCTGACCCTGGCGAAGATGGCAACGCTTTATAATGCCATCACTTCAGGAACCCAGAAGCCGACTATGGCCATGGCTTCCGAGGCTGTATTCAGCCTTTATGAAGAACTCCTTGAGCCCAGAAACATCATCAATAACGTACCTCTTAAAAAAGGTGAAGGTATGTCCGGTCAGGCCGGCTTCACCTCTTTAATGTATAAAGGCGTTCCTGTTCTTATGGACGAGAAGCAGACGGCTCAGAGACTGGATTTCCTTAACGAAAATTTCCTTTCATGGCACGGACTCCCCGTTGCGATGACGGAACCGGTAAAATACGCCCCGGAACTTATCGATGGCAATGATTACGGTGAAGTAATCCGTAACCTGGGGTTCTCATGGTCCGGGTGGATCAAACCTTCCAATGCCGCCGCTATTATCGGTCACATTTATCTCGGTGGTAACTTTATCACCAGAAACCCAAAGCGCCACGGCGCACTCACCGGTATTACCGGCGTTTAATTCTTAACCCTTTTAAGATATGTTACTTTTAAGAAACTTCATCGCGGCGCTGAAACAAGGGGCTAAGATCACGCCTGACGATTTGGCCGGTATGATCGGTCTTCCGCACGTCGGTAATCTTTTTTACATCGATCCGACCAACGGAAACGACACCGCTAATTCAGGCTCGATGCAGGACGATGCTTTCAAGACAATGTTCACCGCGGAAGCTGCTACCACGAATGTCAATCATGACGTTGTGATAGTAACCCCCGGGGGCACTGCCGGGACATCGGAAACCCAGACCGTGACGTGGAATAACAGCTATACCCACCTGATCGGTAATACCGCCCCTGCAATGATCAGCCAGAGGTCAAGAATTGTCTCAACGACCGACTCAGTCGATCCTTGTTTCGTATTCTCAGGTCAGGGCTGTATGATCAAAAATATTCAGCTTGCGACTTACCAAGCCAGCAATGATGTCCTTACAAGCCTTACGAATAATCGTAATGTGTTTGCGAATGTTCATTTTGCAGGTATCGGACACGAGACGGCCGGTGACGACACCACCGCTCGCTCCCTAGTGCTCACGGCGGCCGAGGAAAATGTGTTTTCTAACTGTGTAATCGGCCTCGATACGGTAGCCCGTTCGGTTGCCAACGCAGAGATTGAATTTGCTTCCGCTGCCACCAGAAACATCTTCGAAGATTGCCGCATTAATCAATTTGCGGACAATGCAGGTCATCTGGCCGTTACAATCGGTTTGGGTGGTATTGACAGATTTGTTGAATTTAAAAACTGTCTGTTTTTCAACCCTCTCGATTCTACCGCGACAGGAATGACCGTGATGATGAGCATCCATGCCTCCGCCGGAGGTTCCGTCATTCTAAGCGGGATGACTCAGCAATACGGCGCCACTGACTGGGCGAATGATTTTACCAATCTTTTGGTTGGCGGTCCCGTCCCTACCGGTGCCACGTCTAACTTCCTGATCCAGGGCGCTTAATATTTTATTTATTTAATCTCTAATTTTTATGAGTAAATTAACTTCCCCGATCCAGATCACTCCGCATGATATCTTTACAGAATCATCGAGGCTGGAGACGGATTTGGGGCAAATCGCTTACACCACAGACGGGCGCAAGTTCAGATACGCCCTCGCCGGCGCCTCCGCTCTGGTGGCTGGCACCCTTCAACAGGGTCCTGCTATTATAGATAATCACCAGAATGTTTCTGTTGCCGCCGCCGTCACCGCCGGAGCAACCGCAATAACGGTGACTCTCGGAGCCACTCTCGCCACTGCTAATCAATACGCAGGCGGTTATATCGTCGTCAACGATGTCACAGGTGAAGGTCAGACATTCTTAATTAAGAGTCATCCTGCCGCTGCTCTGTCAGCCAGCCTTACTCTTTCGCTGGATCCGCCTGATAATGTCAAGACCGCCCTTGATACGACTTCTCAATGCTGTCTTTACCCTAACAAGTTCAGGTCAGTCATTCAGATGCCAACAACGATCACCGGCCCTGTTGTCGGAGTTCCTTTGTTCGCTGTCACTGCGGCTTATTATTTCTGGCTTCAGACAGGGGGCCCGGTTGCCTGCCTAAACGGCGATCTCGCTCTTACTGTCGGATCCGCTGTTTCACCTTCCAACGCTACGGCGGGGGCGGTAGAAAACGGTGTTATCGCACAAGGTTTTGTAGGGCGGGCCCTACAAACAGGTGTCGATACGGAATATCGCATGATTGATCTTCAGTTGGATTAAATCTAAACCCGGGGTGGGGGACAACCCCACCCCTTACAGGGTGCTAATTATTTGCGGGACTCACCCACTCGCTTAACATCTATACTATGGATGTAAATAAAAATTCGGATAAACCGAATGCCGAGGCCGTCTTATTTAAAAACTTCTCCGATGAGGACTTCGTCGGAAGATGGGACAGCGTGAATTTTTCCTTCCCCGCCGGACGTGAAGTTTATGTGGAAGCCTATAAAGCGCTGCATTTTGCTAAACATCTTGTGGATCGCGAGATTCAGAAGATGATCAAATTAAATAAAGAGGGTAAAGAGGTTCCGAGGACTGTCAATGATCCCATGCGCCACGAATTAGAAGCCAAAGCGCTTCCGGCAGGGATGAAAGCTCCGGAACCGGAAGAAACACCGGAACTTCCAACAGATATCGACCCCTCTGAAAGTGTCATGAACAAGAACAAGAAGCTGGAAAAGGAAGAAAAGCCCCCGAAGGTAAAGCCAAAGGATATTTCTGAATTGAGGGAAATTTATGAATCACTCCATCCTGAAGGGAAGAAGCCATTTCCGGGTTGGGGGGAGAAACAGTTATTGGAAAAAATTGAAGCTTTCAAAGCCGGTAGAGGCGATGCCGAGGGCGGGTTTGAAGGTGCTTAACACCTAATTTATTATCATGAGATTAAATCTTAAAAAAATACTGTCGTATGTTTTGCTTCTCGCTTTACTTATAAGCGTTAGCTTTGTTTTTGCCGCTGATGAGGTCATCGAAAGAGATGACAACCGCGTTCCTGTATCGGCGGGAGTAACAAACGACGCAAATACTGAAATAGTAATGTTACGTACTGATCCGACTTCCAAAGCTCTGATCGTAACCACTTCCACAGTCGCGCCGTCTTCCGTTACCTATACTTCGGCCCGGAAGGTCGTTACAACTGCCGGAACCCGTGTTGCCATTTCCGCCACCACTTCAACCTTCGCCGATTGTGATTTTCAGGCGGAAGAAAATAACACAGGTGATATTGCTATCGGCGGTGTCGGGGTCGTGGCCGCTCTGGCTACCCGTACCGGTATATTACTGACACCCGGTACAAGTTGGAGACCCGGCTACCCCGGCGATCTTGATGCAATTTATATCGACTCCGAAGTAAATGGAGACGGTATTCATTACACATGCCAAAGCTAGAAATTGTTTCATTATAACTAATTAATTTGATATGAAAACTCTAAAACGATTATTCTTATCGCTTCTGCTGGCCATATCGTTTGGCGGGGCCGCTTTTGCGGGACTCGGAGGGGGCGGGGGTCAGCAATCACTGAATACCTGGTGCTTAGACGGCTCCAATAATCTGAAGCCGTGCAATACCGCTTGGGGGGTTTCTCTGCCCGTGGGCGGTATATCTTCCAAGGGTTTTGACATAACCATCGCCAATACGGTTAATGACATCGGCCTTACAGTTACACAGAATGACGTTACGAATAACCCCGCCGCAGCGACGATTACCAATATCGGCAGTGGCCATTCCCTTTTGGTGACAAAGAATAATGCCTCACAGGCGGGTTTTTTGGCAAGATTCACGGACATCACGGGGGGGTCGGACACACAAATAACGGATTTGGGCAGAAGCCCTCTGGACATAGCGGGTTCTAACCAGTTTTACAGGAATTTAGGCAGTGCGGCAACATCGGGTCCGCTTGTGAAAATATTCCAGGATAATGCGGGAGATGACCAGCCCGCTCTGACTCTTGTAAATGACGGCACTGGAAACGGGATATTTCTTGACCAGAACGCAATGGCGACTGAAAAGCCCGCCATCAGCATGGACATTGATATAGCGGGAACAGGTGCTGGGACAAATCTGTACGGGATTAAGATGGATTTCGACCGAACGGGTGATTTATCAAGCGGTGTAGGAAACTTATTCGGCTACTTTGCCACACCGACAAATACGGGTGCGAGTGCGGGAACCCATAATACTTACGCTTTCTACGGAGAGGCGACGGGAGACACAGGCGGTACCAGCACGGCAATCGGCGGCTATTTCTCAGCGACGGGAGCGGACACAAATTATGCGGTAAAAACCGGCGGCGATATATTTTTGGTTGACGGGACAGTAAAGGGCGGAGGTATCCAGATGAACCAGCAGACGCTTGCAGCCGACACCAATCTTACACTCGACAAAAATGACGGACTGGTCGCAGTGACACTCGGTTCCACATCGGATAATACAATCACACTCCCCGCCTGTTCAGGTAATCAGGGGATGATAGTCCACGTTTATATTACCGACGGCACAGGTACAAACAATGCGGTAGTGACACGGGCGGGAGCGGACACTATTTCAAACGGCAGTGCCGACCTTTCAAACACCACAGTTACATTAGGGGATACAGGGGATTTTGTGGAGTTCAGATGTGTCAATTCCTCTACATGGACGATTCTGTATGAGAGCGGAACCGTTGTCGCTTAATAATTTCAAAATATGTCAGATACTTTTACACCGCCCGTTAGGGTAATCCCCGAAATCACCGAGCAGGAATGGATTGAAGGACACCGCCGATGGGAGGCGAATAAATGCCTGGAGAAAGCGCCTTTAGTAACCGAATTTTTAAACAACTTATGGACCTAAAGAAAATTGCCGCCACGTTGGCCATTATCGCAGGTTTAAGCATCGGCGGGATTGAGCTTGAACAGGCCGTGCAACTTGCCGATATCCACGCCAAAAACGGCGTTTCCCTTGGTATGACGACAGCTATGATGTCCTTAAGCAGAGCCCATGGTAAGGCTGTCAGAATAGCCCTTGTCGAAGAATTCAACAAGGACGGCTATGTGGATTATGATAATTTCAGTCTCCACGTGCAGGTGATGAATGACCACTTTGAGAAGTTAAAAGCGGAAGGGGAAATGCCAACATGGTATTTCGAACCCGGCGCTTTCACCAACGAGGAAAAGATCAAGAAAATACATGACAGTTTAACAGTTAACTGATTATTATGAATAAAGTCATCGACATTATCGGAGATTCAGTTGTTTGGAAGTTTTTTGTTTCCAGGCGAATGAAAGCCCTTTACTGGACAACTCTGGCACAGTTCATAGCGGCTTCGGGTGATATTATTATCCAGACACTGACAGAATGGAATCCTGAGGCCTACCAGACAGTCTTTGCAGGTCTGGTTATTGCCCAAATCACTAAAATGCTTAACACACAAAAATGAATGTCTGATCTGAATCTCGAAAAGATTGTAGCGGAAATCCAGACTGATCTTCGATGGATTAAGGAGAGTTTGATATCTAATGATACAAAATTTGCCAGAAAGTGGGTCGAACATGTGCTTGGAATTATGATGCTTGGGTCGGTTGCATGGGTCATAGGACAATTACTGCTTTTAATTCCTAAAGTTAAAGCTATCCTATGAAGCTTCAGACTAAAGAACAGGTCAAATCGGCTATTGAGATAGAAAACGAACGCCTGATCAGGCGTGGAATAATGATCGCGAAGAAAGTCGATGAACTTGAGGCAAAATACAGACAAAAATCGAAAGAACTGGACGATATGACTACCGAAAAAACCGAAATGATGAACGGGAAAATCCTGGAATTACAGGAAGAAATCACTGAATTGGAAAACAGGAAGGAAATATTGATTAAATCTTAAAAATATGTTGAGCCTTACATCCGGAAGGAATCTCTACGGGAAATTCACACAGGACTCAAGTACCGCTAATCTCACACATGGAGATACTTTGATCAATCTCGCTATACGGGAGATTCTGGGGGCCGCCGACTGGGATTTTATGGAAAAGACACAAACCCAGAGCACCGTAGCCAGTCAGCAGTTTTATGATCTGGCGGGTGATTTCGAAAGCATGATCAATGGGCCTTATGTGGTGATTTCTAATACCAGGTACACTCCGAAAGAATGTCCGAACAGGCGTTTTTGGGATCAACTCAATGCACAGCAAAACTGGTTTTCTGACTTCCCCGAATGGTATTTTGTTTTCAACGGTCAGGTCGGGCTATTCCCTATACCTTCCTCTGCTACGACAAACGGGCTCGTAATACCATATAAAAGGGGATTTAGTGATCTGTCGCTGGCAGACTACATTACAGGAACGGTGGATATTATAACCAACGGGGATGAAACCGTCACCGGGTCAGGCACTGCATGGGCCTCTCCGATGGCAGGTAGATATTTAAAAGTGACTCCCACAGACGCGGCCGCCACAAGCGGGGATGGTTTATGGTATGAAATAGATTCAGTCACAAGCGCAACGGTACTGGAATTAAAAAGAAAGTATCTTGGCATTTCGCTTGTAACAGGTGCCACCGCAGGGTATACGATCGGTCAGATGTCACCGTTACCTGAGACATATCATATTTTGCCTGTCCTGAAGGCCGCCGAGCAATACTGGTTGCCTAAAGACGACCAGAGAAACAGGGAATTTGCACAAAAATACGAAACTCTGCTTGCCCAGATGAAAAACGACGAAAGCTCCAAAACAACAAGTCCCGTGATTGATGACGGCATGGATACATCAATAATAAATCCGAATTTGACAATTTCTTTATGATATGGCAAAACAAGTTATTAAAATTAATTCGATCTTTAACGGGATTGCGGCCTCCCAGTATTTTGCCGCGCCTGATCAGTATAATTCAGGAATAGGTATCGACCCCGACCATCCCGTCGGCGCTCAGATAAAAACAGGAGGGGTCATTACCCCGGTGGCTTATGCGGATTTCAGCGGAGCGAATATTGACGGATTTCCTTTGTGGTTTTTAAATAGCAATAAAAATACATTAACTTATGTCTACCAGTCTTCGGGAAAAGTAGTCAGTTATTCGTCCTCTTTCGGATCTGAAACTCTGGTAGGAACTCCGACCGGCGGAGCCGGTAACGGCGCGGCATACTATAACAATTATCATTATTTCGCCACTCCTACGGATATATCAAGATATGGCCCCCTCAACAATTCACCGTCTCTCGTCAATAACGTATGGACCGGGGCCACGCTGGGAACACAAACGGCTTTAACGAACACAACATACCCTTCTTTAAGGAGTGTGCCGATTCCGAACCATCCGATGCACGTTCATTCGGATAATTCGCTCTATTTAGGCGATTTTATCAACGGACAGGGTTTAATCCATCGTATTCACACCAAAAAAGTGACTAATGAGGGTGACACGAACGACACAACTGTTCCCTCGTCTTATAATGTACTTGATCTGTCATTCGGGTATCATCCGACCTCAATCGAGTCTTTTGATACCGATGTGGTTATTCTGGCCATCAGGACAACGGATACGGTCATCAATCAGGGTAACGCGGCTTTATTCTTCTGGGATACGATTTCTGATTCATTTTACAGGCAGATTCCCGTCCCCGACCCGATCGCTACGGCTGTAAAGAACATAAACGGGGCTCTGTACGT